GGGAGCTGTTCACTGGGTCTAGCTACTCAGCCGCGTTGACGCCGTTTTTTTGCAGGAACGGTACCTGGTCCTTCGTTCACGATGGGCCACGCCTCAATTGCCCTCCTTTCCGCCTCCTTCTTCCACTTCCCTACGTCGAACTTGCCGTGGCAGGAATCTATCTATCGGGACGCCGTTGATATGCGTTCGGACTTCTACTGGTTCATAGAATGTCCTTCTCTCGACCGGAGTGTATCCGTGCTCGAAAGCCCAATTTTCCATTTCCGCCTGCTCGATCTCGGGCACTCTTGTTAAATTATATTTTTTGACGACATTTTCTTTCACTTTTATCCTCCTGACCTTTTCCTGGAACGAGCGGTACTTCACATTGGATGAAGACCATTCGAGAAGGTCTCGGAGACGGTAACGGCGTGCTGCATAGTCTGCGAGCCACTGCCTCTTGACGAGGCCCGTAACAGTTACTCCTATTTGTCTTTTCTCTCCCCCGGAAACGGTCACCTTGGTGTGGCCGTGGTATTTCACTAGGAGGCGGGACTCTTCCAATTCGTCCCATTTTTTCTCTTCCTCCCCCCAACTTAACTTAGCGAACCGGTATCGCCGTATCCATAATTTACTACTGCCTTCAGGCTCTTCCCCCAATCCGCCCCAGCGGCGTGGAACATCTCCGAGAACCATATGACCTACGCCTAAGCGCCGAGGGTCAGTTATTATCGGGGATTGCAATTGACGCAACCACTGGGATTGGGGGGTCTTGATGCGCTCGCACAGATGCAGGCAGAGAGCAGAGCTCACAAAGGGGACCGGCTTGTTTCCGTCGAAGAGTGTTGAATTGGCAGTCCATTACCGTGTACTGACCGGACTTTTACTCTCCTTAGGTACCGCCCCTAGTTGCGCGCTGGCCGCAATCCACCTCTCCACCGCTGCGCGAAGAACCCTTAATATTAGGTCATCTCCATTCACCCCGAACCTCTTTTCGGTCATTAATATTTCCCTGAACTCCCTTGGTGGAGCCTCAAGTAATTTATCTATCAGACCTAGCGTCTCTAATGCGATTGTTGTAGTGACGACGCAGAGGATCGGGAATGAGGGGTCGCTGCCGAGATTCTGGCCTCTTTTTTGAGTGCCCAGTTTCTTCCAGTATCCGTCC